TTAGCTACAAAATCGGACTTCTTGCGGCCTTGCGCTCTATCAACCATCTGTATTCAGCTCCAAACCTATTGCGCCTGTAGTCTCTGCCAGAATGACAGCTTCCTCGTCTGGATAGAAATGACCGGGAAAGCCATACAGCATATCTTCGTTTCCAGAACCGATAGGCAGCGTAGAAGGATTCTTGGTTTCTCCCATTGTCTGACCAAGCAACCGCATCGTGTTGAATCCATCACGCGCAGCCTTTACCAAACCTTGAGAAATGACACCGTTGTAGTCAGGCGCAACCTCAATCGCCATGTTAGCGATCAAGCCTCTCAGAGCGCCTGTGGGGATCGTAACGTCATCACCTAAGTCAGACACCTCGGTATATCCTAACTGTATACCTTGAGCGTCTAGCTCGGTCATGTAGTTGTTCATCGCAAAGATGAAGTCATTAAATTCATCAGGCTCCAGCGGTGCTTCGCTGGCCTGTACTAATATTCTTTGTAAGGATGCCTTAGCAACCTGCGCGACAGTAGCCATTATTCGAAAGTCGGGCCTTTCTTCTTCGCAGTTCTTGCGCTTTGCCGAAATGCTTCAGCAGTAGGCGCTCCGCTAGAACCGGGCCTTCTCATACGCTCAGGTGTTCTGCCTTGCGCTTTTTGGCGCTGTATTCTTTTACGCTTCTTGTGAATGTTCGCGTATAGACCGTCACTCATATTTAGCACCTGTAGCTTTTCGGTTCCTCATCGACTTTGCGCCTTTGCACTTCCAGCGCTTGCGACTCAGATTGTTAGGAGTATTTGGATCGTTTTGCTTCTCTTTCGGTAATCGTTTCTTTATCCCCAGACTGCGAGCGCAGTAGCTATCTCCTTTGCTCGTACCGGGTTTAACACGAGGCCCACCGCCTTTGGCTTGTCCTGCCTGCCCGTAGCTGACACGTTTGCCGCTGGCGGTGACCTTGACTTTAGCTTTACCTTTTCTGGGTTTAGCCATAAAAAAAGCGGGAGCCGACTACCAAAGCAGCTCCCGAAGACCTCGTGGGGATTATGGTCTGCCGAAGCCTTGACCAGCCATGAACGGATTGAATGTTGCGTATGCAGGCAACAAGTCAAAACGAACCTTCTGGGTGTTGGCATCACCATCTGCGTACTTGCTTACACGGATGCTCATACCGTCTTCGGTAGTAGCAATAGTGTCAGTAGAGTACAGCTTAGGCAGCTTCACAGTACCAAGTCCGAAAGCCTGCTTAGTGAAGAACAGGTTTGGCTGGTACAGAGTAGCTGAAGCACTGAGAATGTTTACAACATCACCAGATGTAGGCGCAGTGTCTACAGTGTTGTACTGACCATTAGCTTCTTGAATAGCTGGGCCTGCAACAACAAGTGTGCCAGCACCAGAACCGTCCAGAGTAACGTCAGCAGTTACAACGCCTGTCCACAATACGTTTGCACCAGCAGCGTCAATCATTGGCTGACGAGTATCAAGGTTCAAACGATTTACACCAGCGATAGTGACCATATCACCAGCCTTAACAACCATAGACGCTTGGAAACCAGTTACAGCAAGGTTTTGCGTCATAGTGTCTTTAGCTGTGACGTAGGTAGCGTCTGGAGTTGAAGCCAGAGTACCTGCACGGTCAGCACCAGTGCCTGAAGTGAAGCTAGACAAAGCGTTAGAAGTAAGCGCTCGCATTCCACCGAAGTTAGTAGAAATCTGTGCTTTCTCCCATGCAGTGCGTACTAGCTGGTCAGAAGCGTTCAGACCTTGCTGCACGTTAGCCAGTGCGCTAGTTGTGAACGGGTTCATCAGGTAGTATTTTTCAGCCGCCATTGGTACGCCGATGGAATCCATCAGTGCGCCAGCGCCTGCTACATCACCCCATGCGTCAACCGCGTTACCGTGATCACCATACTTGAGGTTGCTGTTCTTGAGCATGAAGCCTGCAAGATCAATCTCAAGGTCAGTCACGATGCGGCGAGCCATAGGAGCAAGAATCTGCTCCAACTGATCAAGTTCCAGAGCTTCTTCTACGTTGCCCCATTCGGTAGCTACGGTGAAGTAGTTCTGGACTGTACCAGTTGCCTTGCCTGCAATGATGTCTGACTTAGTGCTGGCAGAGATATCACCGCCAGAAGTACGGATGGAGTTGTAGTCGTGCGGACGTTTGAAGTCTACGTTACTACCACTTGAAGGATTGAATTTGCCACTCAGGAGTTGAGTGTCAACTGTCTTTGTTACTACTCGGCTGGACTCGAATGCCTCCAAAAAGACACGGGCCACCTTCCGAGTGATATTGCTGCTAAGATTATTAGCCATGATCGGATCACCTCATTCATTCAAAGGTTGCTCCTTTCGGGCCGCCAGCTTTCGGTACGGAACCGGAACCTTGCGGAGTATCTAGCGGCTCAGGAGCGGCATTTACTTTAGGTTTAAGTTTCCTAGCGTTAGGCATAACTTGATCATTAAGATACAAAACAGCCTGAGTCACCGGCATTTGTGCCAGCTTATCAAGCTCTAAAAGATTCTCGCCAAGATACAACGTACCAAGACTCCCATCGTCTAAATCAAGAAGATGGTCTGCCAGTATTGGGTCTAGCCCAAACTGAGCAATCTTGTTCGCTGCTACCTGAAGATCATCTTTTTTGACACCCAGCTTCTCAGCCCGGTCTGCATAGGTCTTAATCTTCTCATTACGCTTAACTAGCTGCTCGCGCTGCAACGCCTGCTGCTGTGCTTGCTGCTGTTGCTGCAACACGGCCTGCTGTGCGTCATATTCAGCACGTTTAGCTATTGCCTCATCACGCTGCTTCAATCGCTCCTGAATCTCTCGATCCGTGAGCGCATAAAAGTCAGGCGTTTCAGGCACTTGCGGCGGTTGCTCTGCGGGAATGCGGCTTTCCAGCTCTTGCAACTTAGCTTGTAGACTTTGGACTTCCCGATCTCGTTCCTTGATCTGGTAGACCTTTTCACCTATAGCTTTGTCAAAAGCCTTCTGCTGCACCTCATCAAAGCGCGGCCTAGTGGATTCTTCCTGCTCCTCAGCAGTATCCGGTGATGACTCGGAGTCAGTTTCCTGACCTTCAGTTTCAACCTCTTCAAGCTCTTGAGCCTCATCGAGCGTATCTTCTGGTTCCATCTTATACCTATGTAAATGCCGTCAAATAAACGGTGACGTTCCGCACCTCCATAAAAGCGTGGAGTTCGCTATAGCCTAACTATACCACATATTGTGGTTTTGCAAGCAATTATTGCAAATGCACTTGTTTAACACTTTCGTAAACTTTGCTACAATAAGCCTATGAAACTCAAAACTAACAGCTCTCTTAGCCTTGATTGGTACGAAGCGGTTGATAGCGATTGGCAAAACTTTGAGAACGCCGACCTGCTCAACCAGCTAATGATGGACGATGGCGTTGTCTCCGATGACCGATTCATGATTTGTAAGCATTATGAAGAGTTACGGTCTGACCAAACCTCTTCTAACTAAATCATCTACCATATCTCGCGTAATGACTCCGTGACCTCCGGGAAGGAAGGCTTTCATCGTCGGGCTAGAAAGTGAACCTCCTATCGGGAAGTCTCTGCCAGCATCTAACTGCTTCTGCCTAAAATTGTAAAATCCTTTATCTTGCGTTCCAGCTAAAGGATTAAACTCGAATATATTAACCTTTTCAGTATCTCTCAACGCACCTAATGGTCTACCCATCAGCGCTGATTCATACGAAGGATGGTCTGAATCTAAAAATCTTCTGTCAGCAACGGCTTGCGGATCAAGCTCATAGATCATGTCTATATCACCGAATACCGGCTCAAATTGAGTTGGATCAGTAACGATCGCTCTGGCTTGCGACCTGCTTAATGATCCAGCGTCTCTAAACTCATCTAACGCCTTTGTAACCGCCTTCCTATCTCCTCCAAGCTCTTTAAGATACTCAGGAGTAGCGTTATCAATACCAACCCAATTAGGAATTGGCTTCATCTCATCTTCTTTGGTTCCTTTACCTTCTCGGATGCGCCTATCTAACGCAATTTTGTCTGACCTGCTCATAACTTGCTGAGCATACGGAACCATGATGTCCGTACTCATTGTTGCAAAGTCTGGACTTGCTGGCCTCATTCCAAAAGGAATAAATGCTACTGGCCTGCCTCCGAGAGCTTGAGCCGCCTCTGCTCGGTTTAGCTGACCCATTACAGCTCCGGGCGCTGAAGCGAACGCTATTCCTCTTTCTAAATTCTGAGGCTGTAAGCCAAAATATTTACCGCCTCGCATCACCGCGTTTACTGGAACGTCATTCACTGAAGTTACTGTTTCTAGCCCGCTTCGTGATGTATCGGACATACCCGTGATAAATGGTCTATCAACTAAATCCTCTGCACTTACAATCGGAGCGGAAGAGATAACTGGGTCAGTCATCTCAACAGTCATTTCATTTACTGACTTAGGATCGCCAACTCTCATCAACAATTCTGTATCTCTCGTTACTTCTGGGATGTCTCCTCCTAAGTAACGGCGTAAACTTGACTCGCTTGTCTTGATTCCTTTTGACGCAGCATCACCGACAACAGGAATCATGCCAGCAGCTAAAGCCGTAGTGTCTATAGCCGTGCCGATCAGGTCACCAGAGCCAATAGACTGACGCAGATCACCTACGCCCATCGCATCACCTACGCCGGGAATGAAGTCAAGCGCGTCCACAGCCGTATCTACTAGCTGGCCTGTGCGATAACCTTCTCTGCCTGCGATATTGCTGCCGCCAAAGTAGTTATTCAGGAATGAGCGAGCGGTCTCTCTGAACGCTGGATTGAACGGATTGATTGACGTAGGCGCTGCCATCACGCTCTGATTAGACGGCACTGGTGCTTGAGCTACCTCGTCTGGATTCACTCCGCGCTTTTCCAACTCTCTTCTTGCGGCTTGCTTATCCTCTGCCAGCGGAGTTCCTTGCTTGTATCCTCCTTCTGCATAACGCAAGGCACTGAGCATATTAGGCGCTTGCAAAATATTTCCAGAGCGAAAAGCCGCATCCATTGCCTGCCGATTATCTTCGTACTCAACTAGCCTACCGTCTTCCATCTGTATTGTTGGAAAAACGTAAAAGTTTCCTTGAGCATCGCTTTCCGCAGCCATTCTATGCGTTGATACAGAACCATCTGGGTTTTGTATCACCGGATAGTTCTGCGGGTTGTTGATGCGATCAATAAACTCAGGCTCATTCCTGTAAATCGGAATCCTTTGCGGCTGTCCTATCGGATCGTCTAAAACCTGCCTTAGCGCACTAGCCACCGTTTGCAATCCTCATCAGCTCAGCGTTTGACATTGCAGCCATTTGGGACTTGCGGCGCTGCTCATCCATCATGTCGGACATCTTCTGCTGGTTGTCTAGCTGATCGCCAAAAGACTTGATCTGCGTGTGGTCAATGGTTGCGTTGGCCTGCTGGGCCTTGATCTGGGTCTCCATGCGCTTAGTCTCAGCGTTGAATGCGTCAACCTGATTGTCAGCCTGATCACCCATTGTCTGAGCCTGTAGCTTCTGAGCTTCGATCTGGAGCTTCATCTGCTCATTCTGGAGCTTGGCTTGCTCGATCTGGGCGCGTGTCATCTCTGCCTGCGCCTTCATCTGCTCAGCCTGCGCCAGCACCATTGCTGGGTCTTGTGCCTGACCTTGCTGTGCAGCCTGCGCCTGTTGCGCCATCAGCTCTTCCTCTGTCAACTGGTCTTGCGGTATGAGGCCAGCAGCGATCATCTGAGCGCGTTTACGGTCTGATATCTGCTGGGCCGATGCCGTGGCTATGTTGTCCAGCAAAACGTCTCCAGCGATCTGTAAGACGCTAGGATCAACCTTCGCAATCTCAATGATAGTCTCAATGGTCTCCTGCTGGCGGTTCTGGAAGCTCGCACCAGCCTTGACCATAACGTCATACACGCCCATTGATAGGTCATTGAGCGTCACAACTTGGCCTGTCTGCTGGTCTATCACGCGCTGGTTGATGTCAGCTACGTCATAAGTCTGGTCTTCCTTCAGGATTCTTACAGTGCGCTCTGAGTCGTATATCTTCGGGATCGCGTCAACAAGGATGCGGCCTGTGGCCCGAATGCCAAACTCAAGCGACTTGAAGTATTTGATCGTGCTGTTGTTGCCTTTGTCCTGTAACTGCTGGATTGCAACGCCTGACTGAAGGCCGGGATTGTCACCCATGTTGGCAGCAAACATACCGCTGGCGTAGGTAATCATGCCCCGCATAGCCTCTGAAATATTGCGGAGGCCCGGATTGATGTCAGCGCCGCCTTGCTGTTGTGGCACGGCTGGTGACTCAGGATC